GTATCCGTATGGTGGATCCGTACAGAGTAAATCTACTGAATTATCTTTTAGTTTTTTCAGTTCTTCTAAACAATCTCCGTTAATTAGTTTACTGGTCGCCATACATCTTTCTCCTTTTTTCCTTTCTCCGTTCTTCGAGTTTCTTTAATCTGTATCGTTCCTTGGCTTTCTTGAGAATCTTGGATTTATTACGCTCATAATGGTCCATCTGCCACTTTCGTTGAGCTTCAAGTCTTTCTTCTTCAGTATAATATTTCTTTTTTCTACCCATTGTTTATCTTCGCAAATCTATTGAGTTTTGTCCAAGTTAACATTACCCAACTATCTAAGTTAGGCAATGCTCCAAACATCCTATCTTCAATAAACATTTTCTGAAATTTTGGTTTTACTAATTCTTGTATTTTACCATTTACAACTCTATTGATTTTAAGTTTTGCACCACCACTTATATCCACCTCTTGTAACTGCATTAATCTATGGTTCATGTGCATAGTATCTTTTTGTTCTAAAATAGTGTTGTAGAATTTACCATCACTACTATCTTTTTTAGTTTCTGCTGTTTTGATAATATCATCTACTGAATAATAGATGCCATTTTTAAGATCAGGGAAATTCTTTACGAGAGTTTTAGTTCCTATACCCAATACCCCTTTTATATTATCTGATTGGTCACCATCGAAGATTCTACACATTAGAAGGTTATTGGGTGTTACACCATATTCTTCTGTAATCATATCAGGATTGTATAACTTCTTTTTGGTAGGCGACCATACAGATATTCTATCACTCACTAACTGCAAAAAATCCTTATCGGTACTCATTATAATATGATTACTTTTAGGTAAGAGTTGTTTTACAGCATAGGCAATAACATCATCCGCCTCTACACTATCAATGGAAAGGATAGATACTGGCAGACATTCTAAGTATTCAACGCAACGTGATAGTTGCATCATCATAGAATGACGCTCATCATCAAGGTTCTCATAATCGTTTACACGATTGAGTCTGATTTTGGTTGTTCTTCGTTTTGCCTTGTATTCAGGATAAATTTTACGGCGACGATTACTACCACCTTTACCATCAAAAACTATGATGGTTCGGGTGGGAGCCAACATTTTTATAGCGTAACCTACTGATTTCAGAAAACCAACTATTCCACCAATGTGAATTCCATCATCATTAGTAGTTGGTATAACACTAAATACTCTAATAAAGGTGTTTAGGCCATCTATTATCAGTACTTTTTCATTGGGATTTGTTGAATCAGTATCGCCGCCGTGTTTCTTTATCTCATCAAGAATAGAAAGGTATTTTCCATTATTCATCACCGACTACTTCATCCGTATATACTACATCATCAATACCTAAATCTTTTGATTGGTATTTTAATATAGATGCATCACATATTTTATCATACAAGTGTTCTTTAAGACCATCATGTTCTTCTAATTTTTTCTCAAAATCTTTAGATTGAAACTTAACGTCTTTACCTTTGTATTCCAAGGTGTACCATGCTCCTGCAACCTTTAGAAGTTTATGGTCTTTTAGTACTTGTAGCCAACTTCCCTTATCATCAATACCACTATCGAAGTATAAGTTAAAATCAGCATGACGAAGTGGGGGACCTAAACGATTTTTGATAATCTGTGCTCTGCACTTCATACCAATTACATCCTTTTTTGTTCCCACTTTGATTTGTCCCATATTCTTTAAACGAATACGAGTTGATGAATGAAATGGTAATGCTTTTCCACCAGAAGTAGTCCACGGATCTCCGAACATTACTCCGAGTTTCTGTCTGAGTTGATTGGTGAATACGAGAGCTATTCGTTCTCGTCCAATCATTTGAGTAATCTTTCTCATCGCTTTTGAAACGATAATTGCCTTACTCGTTGCCCATCCGTCTTTCTCAAAGTCGGCTTCCATTTCTACTTTGGTAGATGCTCCTGCAAGTGAATCTACAAGAATTGTAACTAACCTATCTCTATCTGATTCTCTAATTTTACTAATGATACTTTCAATACACTCAAAAATATCTTCTACTGTTTCCACATGAAGATATAATAGTTTTGAAACATCAACACCAATTGTTTCTAACCATTCTCTACTAACAGATGTTTCAGTATCAATATACACTGCAACACCACCTCGTTTTTGAGTTTCTGCGAGAATGTGAGTTCCAATTAGAGATTTACCACTTGATTCCAATCCATTGATTTCTGTAATTCTACCAACTGCAACTCCACCATTAGGTCGGTTGGAAATTGCAAGATCTAATACAGATGAACCAGTAGATATAAATTCCTTTATATCAGTTGGTGTAGTGTTTGAACCATCAAGAAAATAGGCTACCTTTGTATCTTTAAACTGCTTATTAAGATTATCGGCAAGAACTTGTGCAAGTTCGTCTTTAACAGACATATTTTGCTCCTATCCTTTACTTATTAAACAGGTCGTCAAAAGCATCATTTACATCAGTAGTACTACTTACTGCACTTGCTAATGTCGATGCTGGAACTGAATCCTCTTTGGATTCTGCTTTTTCTCCATCGTCACTTGGATTTAACCAATCACCCAAAGATTCTGCAAGTTCATCATAACTTAACTCATTATATACTTCTCGTATATCTTTTTGATCATCAAGTAAGTTAGTTAGAATTGCTTTATCTTCTGTAACTGGTGTTTGATTTGGTTTAACACGAATAGTAGTTTTCGGAAACGATGCTCCAGTTTCTTCGGCTGTTTTGAACTCTACTGATACATCTCGTCCATTTATTGGATCACTAATATCACCATAATCTGGGTCGGCTATGATTGATAATAGTTCTTGATATACTGTTTTACCAAAACCCCAAAACTTTGTACCTTGATTCTCTTCACCACGAACTACAACTGGTGCAAAAGTTCTGAGTTTTGCTTCCAACTTCTTACCAAGTCTCCAATCTTCACGATTGCCAGATGACTTTAGTTTATCAGCAAATTCTTCAATCGGGTCTGGACGACCAAATGATGTTGGGGAAAGAAAAGTCTTTCCACCTAAATCATAATGAAAAAATAGCTCGATAAACGGCGTATCTTGGTTTAGTTTGTATGGTAAAATTCGGATCTGAGTTTTTCCCGGTTGAGGTTTCCACAAGTTTGTGGTGCGGGTGCTCGAAGTTTGTAACTGATTTAATCGCTTTCTTACGGCTTCAATATCCATTTGTTATCTCCTTATTATTATTATTTTTATTTATTATTAGTTAATTGTCATTGGTATAACCTTTGACAAATATAAGTATCAGGCTGTTTTAAAAACAACACTAATTTTTTGCTCAAATTCCATAAAATGTAAATTTAAAAGAATCTCTTGGTGGACGTTCTTCTGATATCCATTGTGTCCATAAATTTTCTGATATAGCCAAGTGAAATTGTAATCTACTCCATACTATTATTAATGTGAAATCACGATGTACAAAAGGGATGATACCTGATATTACTCTGTAATTATCTTCATCAGGATATTTTTCATCATAACCATAATATTTGTTCCAATAGACATAACCTCGATATCGTTGCCACCAAGTCGGATCATCATATCCGTTTCCATCTATTCTATTTGGTATTGGTTTAAAAAATTTCAATTCTTAATTCTCATTTAAAAAAAGGTGGTAAGTTTTAGATAATTAAAATTATCGGGTATATGTAAAAAAACCTTACCACCTTAAAAATTTGGAAATATTGGGGATGTTGGACTAACGATTACCAACAACTTCAAGCTCAGATTTTTTTACCCTTGTACCTAACACCCATCAGTTACGATGGTTCTTCTCAAGATGGTTAATCTCATTGAAGTGAGTACAACCTCTGTGTCATTACCTTATCTCTCTGAGTTTAGATTGATTCGGTCATAAAATGGGATTTCAGTTTTACCCTTACCCATAACAAGGTCTAAAGAATCGTTTCTTTAGTTTTCTTGAAGTACATTAGATGATTGATGTCTCAATATAGAGATAGAATTTCACCATCCCTAAAACCACCATAGTTTCATCTTGGATTACCATATGGGCTTCTGAAGTCTACCCATTATTCGGTCAATCCCATACGAAGTTAATTACTCCTCGTACTTCTCAAAATTCCAAAATTGTCAAAAAACTTTTGTCTCGTAAGACATATAATATATATAAGGAAAAAATCCCAAACAACATATTTTATTGCTAAAAAAATTGGGGAATCCAGAGTCCTCAAACGAGTCCAGCGGTATAGTCTAACTATCTATTCCCCAAAATTTTGAGAGTTCCAAATAGGTAGTCACTCTCAAACCCACCACCCTTTCAAATTATCGTAGAAAGGACGAAACCACGAATTTTGTGGAACGGAAAGGACTCGAACCTAACAGAAGTTTTCAATCGGTATGTTAGATTGATTAATTCTAACACCCTACTCACTCCACCATTATCTCGGTTGGATTATCATTCCAACCTTTACGACATACATTCCAAAATTTTTGTCGGTCTTTGTCCGTGAGTTCCGACTTTTCTCACTACCCCTATCTTATCCACTTGGGGGGGATTTTTCCCAAGTGTCTTGGTAGATTCTACTCCTTAGTTCGTTTTTACCACTCCAAGTTGGTGAACTTCAAACAGGGTAACATTCATAGATTAGTCATTT